GAGGAAAGGGAGGGGTGACCACCTGGAAGTGTTGTGATTTCTGTACCTCGACCGCCTTCTCTGCGTGGAAGCCAGAAGTCTTCCATCATGGTCATAAATTTACGATCATCTCTGATTTCACCAGTAGATGCATCGTATACTATTTTATTTTTATGTTTTGCCATCATATCAGCCAGATATTGTTCGGCTTTCATCTTAGGTAAGTTACCTACATCAATATAAAAAATGCGACGCTCCGGAGCACGAGAAAGTCTGTAAATAACAGTAGCATCCTCAAGTGTACGAAGTTGATTAAGAGGTTTAATTGCTTTATGTAAATAACCCATAACCATTTTATTGGCTGGGTCTATAAGTCCACTTGTTACATAACAAATAGAATCTTTAGAAATCTTAACAGCTGTTTGATTGCTTTGAGATGTAATTCCTTTAGGATGATAGATATAATATTCTTGATGACCCTTTTCAATTTTCATACTGGTCCTTTTATCCATTTCTGAAACTTTTTCACGGACTTTCTTAATTTTTCTAGGGTCAATCTTACGCAACTCTTTGATTCCGTCGCGCGGTTTCTTTTCGTCAATCATGATATGATAATACAGCCTACCGTCAATATACCATTGACGGAATATATCGTATGCTAAATTGTTAAAGTCAAGAAGTTTTAAAACATTGTAAAATTCTTCTCTAATACGATTTTTTAAGGCACGAGGTTGGTCAATATCATCTAAGACAATATTAACAGGCGACTCTTTATTTACAACGATTGCCTCATTAACAATATCTTCAATAGCGTTATCACATTCTGGTTGCATAGCCATTTCACGATATCGTGTAACTAATTCACCTTCAGATTTAGCTTTACCTTCTAAATCAACATATGTGCCATAAGAACCACCAGCAACTACCTCCATTGCTCCATCATCATGAGATGGTGCAATTGGAGACTTAACGGTTTCTAATTCTTTTTCTTCACCCTTTTGTCTTGCTATTTCAAATCCAAATAATTGTACTGCCATTATCTCATTTCCTAAAATTAAACTATTACCAGTATTTATTTAGTTGAAACAAAAAACGGGGACCGAAGCCCCCGTTTAATAAAATTATATGATTGGATATTAACCAAATAGTGCGTTTGTAACTTGTCCAATTACACCTTGACCAGCCTGCCAATAATCATAAGCGAATGTTACTGGGAAGGTTTCAACTTCATCATTTGTACCCCAATCTAGTGCAATTGCACCGACTGTGATTGGAAAGATACCAACGAAATTATATGTGCGAATTGGCTCACCAGTTTTTGCAAATTGTGTAACAGTAGCATTAGTTTTATACTGAGCTGTTGTTGCGAGACCTGGGGATCGTAGGTTACTTTGTAAACCATTGATAGCGTTAGACCAGCGCTCCATACCATCGCGAATTAGAAAATCTTCATCATTAAGAATTGTAACTTCCCAATCCGCAAAAGTTCTGTTACCAGCTAGTTTAACCTGACGACCAAAGTAGTTGACAGTTGCCGTTCCTAAAGTTGCTTCTGGAATCTGAGCAGCCGATACCATGAAAGATGTTTTAATAAAGGCACCCCTATCAACTGGGTTATCGATAGTCACTTGGAACAAATTAGCACGGGCTCCCCCGCCTGTCATTTGTCCTTGAAACTCCGTAATATTAAATGCCATTTGTTTGACTCCTTATCTTTTTATTATTTATATTAAACCTGACCAACTACTTCACTAAAATCGACACCAGTTCTGACAGCGACGAAGTTTAGTTGAATGAAGTTGATGGAACGGGCAGGTTTGATAAAGATATCACCAATGAACTCATTACGGTCAATAACTTCTGGTGTATTGTTTGTTTCATCACAAACAACACGGAAGTCGGTGATACCGCGCCGACCTTGTACATCCCGTAAGAATGGTTCAACTAGGTTGACGAAGTTAGCACGAGTGAATTCATCGTTAAACTCAAACAATGTAAACTTGGAAGCTGTAGAAATTGCTTTCTCAAGAACGATGAAGAGTCTACGAACATTAATTCGGTCAAAGGCGCTTGGTTTGGCAAGAAGTGTTTTGTCACCAAACAGAACTGTACCTTGACCTGGGAATGATGTAACAGGATTAACACCACCTTTGTAAAGAACATCACGCTCTGCTTTATTTGGATTAAAGGCGAGCTTTACAACATTCTTAATGTTACCACGATTGAAACCTGCAGGTGAATACCATGGATCTCTTTGTTGATCTGTGCGAACCATAGTACCAGCAGTATCACCATTTAATGGTACATATCGAAAAACATCGTTGAATTTGTCATACTGATATTTCCATCCACTATCCATCACACCATATGAAGATGATGGTAGGGTGTTACGAAAGGCAACAATATCTTCTGCTTGTTTACCAGAATACAATGCGTTATCTACAACATCAGCACGCTCTGGTGAAATGATAGCGATACAATCTAGGCGTTTCTCAGCAATATTATTGATTAAGTGAATTGCACGAGTCTGATTGGCACCAGCACCAAGAATGAATGAGATATCAACTTCCTCAGCATTGCTAAACTTTTCATACCCGTCAATGTAAGCTGCATTACTTGGTTTGATACCATCTCTACCATGTACAAAAGATTTAGTTGTTGGTAAAGAAGAGCCACCAAAGGTAGTACCAGCAGCTTTTTGACCTGCGTTAGTATCAGATGTATTATGTGCTGCCCAAAACATATATGCGGAACGATTGTTAATTACATTCACATAGTAGTTTGAATTACCTTCTGGTGTCTTAGCATCCGCTGCTTTAGAAACTGCAGCGTGTTTTTCGATAACTTGATTTTTAACTCCAGTCCAGTCACCATCTTGGTCAACTACAACAATATGCATTTCATCAGCTGAGCCACCAGCAGTTGTTACATATGGAGAAGTGCCAGGGGCTGCATCAAACTGATTATGATGCTCCCAACGACGCTTTACAGATTCAGATTGTACTTTTGTAGTATCATCTATTGTACCAAGTTGTTGTCTAGTTGGTGCTACTTCCAAGGTAATTGTTGTTGCATCAACTGCAGCAATTTTTAGAGCGTCACCAATATTAATTGTTGATGATTGTAGGAAAAGTCTGTCACCAACACTAACAGAAGAGCTTAGATTAATATCCGCGCCAGAAGTTAGGTCTACCGATGTGTTTGCACCTTTTGTAAGAACTGTTGTGCTTCCAGCAGTGAATACTAAGTTAGCTGATAAAGATGACTCCCAAGCGGATGCAGAAGAGCAAACAGATACTTCTAGTGAATTACCAAGTTCACCTGGGTATTTTGCTACAAATTCTCCGACACCACCAATACCACTAGAATAATTTGAGTCATAATGGTCGTCATTTTTGATGACAGTGTTTTGTGTATTAGCAGCATTTAAATGAGAATTACGGGCGGCATCTGTATCTGAAGATGATGAGCTTGGCTCAACAACACGAACAACCTGCAAAGCATTTGAATATGCTAAGAAGTTTGATGCAGTGAAAAAGTCATCTGCAGTATTAGCATTTGGCTTCTGAAAGTTATTGACAAGAGAATTTTCATCAGACACTAAAACAATAGTATCAACTGGTCCCCAACTAAAGTGACCAGCAATACCAGCGCCTGTTGTTTGTACGGCAGGAACAATAGTAGTAAGATCAATCTCACTAACATTCACGCCTGGAGATACTTGGAAAGGCATTTCTTTACTCCTTATGTTTAAGAAACGAACTAATCATTATTCGTTTTATTTATTAAATCAAGTCTTTTAACTAAGTTAATAAATAGAAATATGAAGAGTAAAGAAACACGAGATAAGATGCGTCAAGCAAAACTAGGTCGTAAATTTTCTGTTGAAACAAAACAGAGAATGAGCGATTCTCATCGTGGAAAAAAACATAGCGAAGAAACAAAGAAAAAGATAAGTGAAACTATGAGACGTAAGAAAGATTCTGTAACAATTATAGACCCATGGTCAACTGAAGAACTCTCTTAAATCTTCTAAAGAGTAATGGTCAACCTGTTCTACCTTATGACTATTATCTTGACCATCATCATAGAATCCAAAAGGTAGCATCTCTTCGTCCATCATCTCTTCTTTATCAGCTAGATATTTTTGACGAATATCAGAGTTAGTTAAATCTTTAAAATACTCTTGGCGAATTAACCATCCAAATAATACTAAGCACATTACCAAATCATCATGGTGACCTTCATCTGCTTCATAAGACTCTTTTCTAGAGATAAAGTTTGATAATTCTTCGATAGTATCGAAATCTTCAATAATTATTTTTTGATCTTCTACCAAATCTTTAAGTGTCGAACATCCTATTCTTTTTACCTGTTTTGTGGTTCTAACACCTAACTGTGTGTTTTTACCAAAACCACCACCAATTCTTTGACCAGCTCTACCTTTCATAGCTGTAATGAATAAGTTTTCATATTCCAAGTCACGATATAAAATATTTGCTATCTGTTCACCAATATCATTAATTTCAATTAATACAAAGGCTTGATTAAAATTATTTGCAACATTATATATAAGTTCTGGATATATTAAAGGTGAAATATTTTTATCTCTATATTTTGCAACCACACGATAGGGAATGTCACTTACATCTATAACCATAAATGCGGAGTAATCACCACCAACACCTCTAGATGTATCAACTGTTATGATATATTCATGATTCGGCTCAATGTTTGCATATTGGTCAAACCCTTTCTTTTGAAAGATAGGTCTAACAAAAGTTAAATTACGAAGGGTATTAGCATTGATAAGAGTATTGGATGTACCTAAGAAGTT